ATTTTAAAAAAATAAATAAGAGTATATATAAAATGTCTCTTATTATTACTTCAAATGTAAATCTTCAAGACCGAGTTGAAGAAAGTCAAATCCATAAACCGTGGAGTTATCATAATCGTCTTCATGATACTATGAAAATCCCGAAAGATTCTGAAATTGCAGTTCAATCAGTTAAGATAAATAAGAACGGATTACAATCTATTAATAGAGCTAATTCTACTTTTGCGACATATTGGGGAAGACCGATGGCGGGAGGAGGTCTCCCCGTTGGTCGTGGAATATTTGATACTCCATATCATCCATGTATTACTTCCGTTGTTGAGGAAGATGGTGTTCAAGATATCACCACAAATGAAGTCGCCGAAGCTACTACAAACGCATTATTATCTTCTATGTATTGTCCGCACATGATAACGGATGTTGCATCGCCAACTGCTATCCCCGAAGGTGATATCTCGTGTGAGGTTAAAGAGGGAGCAAATAAAGAGTTTTTAGGTTATGATTTTGATATTCAATTTAACACAGCGAAATCAAATAGACTTGTGAGTCAAGTTTCCGTTGATGATGGAAAAGTTCAAGGAACGGGAGTTAAAGATTATGATGGTTCGGGAGGAATAGGAACATCATGGGAATATTTTACGGGAGCTCAGAACAATATTTTTATGTCTATGAATACAAATGAAAGACCAAATGTCGGCGGAGCACAAGTGGTTTTGAAAGATTTTCCCGTAGCTCTTAATTCTACTGATTGGAGCGAAGCGAGTATTAATGTTTATATTCCGTTTGCTAATTCTGCGGATGGTGAATGGGCTGTTGGTTTGGTTAGAGATACAGTTGCTCAGCTTGACCCGATTGATAATCAGTTCCTCGGATTTGCACCCGAAGAATCTGATGTATGGTGGAGCGACCCCGATGTTTCTGATAATGCGGAAGGTTGGGGAAGGACTCATCAATTTTACGATTATGTAATGTGTAAGAGGGGAACTAAATTAAGAATCTATCAAGGAGTAGTTTCTTCCAATAGAAATCCAAGAAATAGAGGAAATAAATATAATTTATGTATGAAAGAAATTAAATATTGGCTGAATACTAATTCTCCCTTAGCTGATGATGAACCTTATGATTTAGTTGATAATGATGAAGATATTGAATATGTGGCTTGGACTGTTGATGGAGAATGTGTTGAGCCTTGGTATGCACAAGCGGGTCAAGCTAACCCGACGAAAATATGGTCAAATGATAATGCACTTACTTCAAAAGAATTAACAACTAAACCTCGCGGAACATTAAATAATTGTCTATATCCGAAATTATATGTTCGGAAGCAGTTTGATAATTTGGTTATTTATGGAAGAACTGTTCCCGCTAATTTAAACACATGGGAAGACCAAAATCCGAATGTTGATTGGGTTGTTAGACTTAGAGAAGAAGGGACTTATTTGAACTGGGGAAGAGAGATTGAAAATAGAACTATTATGGATTATAATCCGAAATATGATGCGACAAAATATCCTTATGTCCGAGCTGATGGTCAAAGTGGAATAATTACAAATTATAAACCCGTATTGATTTTCGCCCCGACTTCATCATATATCAGAAACTTTCTTCAAATGTGTAATGCTCAATTTCTTCTTGGATTTGTTGGTCGGTCTTTACAAGATAGTCCGACGATGACTGTGAATGTTGTTGATAGTCTTGCAGAGTTTTCTTCAAGTGAAATCCCTCAATTAACCTCTCAGAAATCTTTATTTGTTAAACTAACTAATTTCACACATTCATCAGCTAACGCGAAGAGAGGACAGAATCATTCAAAAATCCTCGCACATCTTCCGAGGTTTGATGTCGCGGGGAATGAAGTTGGTGGATTATATTTTGAACCACATGAAAGGGTTTATGTGGCTTTGAAAAATCCGAGTGAATTATATCTGAATGAGTTTGATGTTGAAATTGTTTATGATGATGAAAGTTATGCAGAATGTATCGCTGGAAAAACGATTGTATGTTTTCACATCCGACCGAGATTATTGAGTGAAATCAAATAAAGATATTTTTTATATTTTATATTATAAATGAATGTTTTAGAATTATTCTGTGGAACAAAATCAGTCGGAAAATGTTGTGAAATGTTAGGATGGAACGCTGTGTCCGTAGATTTAGAGAAGAAGTTTAATCCGACTCATGTATGCGATGTGATGGATTTTGATTACAAACAATATCCGAAAGATTATTTTGATATTGTTTGGGCTTCTCCTCCTTGCACAGAATACTCGCGACTTCTCTGCACTTTTCTCGGGAGACAAATGAAAGGGGAATTATATACAAAAGAAATCATGGAGAAGAATATGAATGAATCAGATAAATTGGTTTTGAAATCATTAGAAATCATTAAATATTTTAATCCTCATTTATGGTTTTTAGAAAATCCTCAAACGGGTAGATTAAAAGAAAGAGAAATAATGAAAGATATTCCTTTTTATGATGTTTCATATTGTATGTATTCAGATTGGGGTTATGAAAAGAAAACGAGAATATGGACAAATAAAAAAGATTTTAACAATCTTATTTGTGATAAGTCGGGTTCATGTGGAAATATGAAAGATAATAAACATATCGGAAGAATGGGAACATCAAAGTCAGTTATGGATGGGGATAAATTAATCAGAGTTAATACAGCATCATTACGAAAGAAATACAAAGACTTTGAGAATATTAACAAAGAGAAAAATACGGATGCAAGAAACGGATTAATTGAAAGATATAGAGTTCCCGAAGATTTAATCTTTTCATTATTTTTAGATAATTAAATAAATTAAGATAAATTGATTTTTTATTATTTTTTTAAAAAAGATTTAAAATATCTATATTATATATAAAATATGGATTTCATTCCGAAGGTTAAAATGGATTTTGTTCCCGATGATATGGATGATGAAACTGGCGAGGAAAATCCTCAGTTTGTTTATGATGAAGAAGATGTTAAAGAGGCGGAAGAGGTTATTGTAGAAGAAGGAGAATCTGAAATAAATCCATCCATGAATGGAATAAATGAAGAAGAGATTTTTGAAGATATTCCAAAGAAGCCAAAAAAGAAAAGGAAACCGATGAGTGAAGAACATAAAGCAAAATTAAAGATAGCAAGAGAGAAAGCGATGGCGGTTAAGAAGGCAAAGGCACTTGAAAGGAAAAAAGTTAAAGATGATGAGAAGAAGATTAAGGAATTACAAAGAAAAGAAACAGAATTAAAGAGGCGGAGTGCAGAGAACAAGGTGAGAGATTTAGAGAAAGAATTAGAAACACCAAAACCAACGCCCGAAGCAAAACCTCTTCAAAGAGCAGAGTCAGTTGCTCCAACTTTTACAAAGAAGGATTTGGAAGAAGCACAATTGACGGCAATCATGAAATATGAAGCTTTAAGGAAAGAAAGAAAGAAACAAAAGAATATTAAAAGGGAGGAAGAGAAAACAAAGGAAGATTTAGCAAACACCTTGCACAGAGCTTTAAATCCAAGAAATAATTTCGGCGGTCGCGGGAGTTATTCGGGATTTTAAATAATGGACAAGATTTAATGAAATAACTCTAATATTATTCTTTTTTTTGTCTATTTTTTATCGGGAATTATAATCCCGCTTTCTTGATATAATATATTATAAGGAAAATCAAACTCTTTACAATATGTTATCCATGGACGAACACAATCATCAAGGCTCGGACAATATGAATATCCACATGATTCACAGCACTCGGGTTCTTTTACAATTGGAACAGATAAAACAGCATAAGTCGTTAATTGATAAGATAAATATGCAAGATATATATTTTTTAAAATAATATTCATTTAATATATTATATATAATAAAACAAATGTATAATTTTAATAATAATATTCATGAAAGAGATTTATTTGATAATTTATTTATAGGTTTTTATAATCTAATAAATAATATATTAATTAGTATAAATGGAAAAGAAAGCACCAAAAGTTTATAAAGTGAAAGACCCCGAGCCATCTGAGGCATTTAAAGACTTACATCCACATCTTCCTTCCCCGCCCTCTTTATTATTGATAATCGGTTCAGTTAAACAAGGGAAAACGAATCTCCTTGTTAATATGACTTGTTCTCCCGAGATGTATAAGGATAAGTTTGATGAAACATATATCATAAGTAATACATTAAACGCCGACCCGAAAGGGAAAATATTGAAGAAATATTTCATGTGTGAAGACCATTATGAAGACGGTATGATTGAATCTATTATTGAAAAACAGAAAAGTTATGATGAATCAACCCGCCCGAATATTGCATTATTTTTGGATGATATTTTAACTAAGGATTTCAAAAAAACTAATTATATCTCTTTCTTATCAACAAGATTCAGACATTATGGAATAAGTATGTTATGCTTCACAACTCAAAGTTTCAGAGCCGTTTCAAGTTTGATTAGGGGGAATTGCAGTGATGTAATTGTAATGAAACAGCAATCAAGCGGTAAGAGGGGAGAACTGGAAAAAATTATTGAAGAATATGGACAATTTTACGGTGAAGATATATTCAGAAAACATTATGACGAAGTCATGAAAGATAAATATAATTTCTTGTATTTAAAATTATCAGAAAATCCCGCTCAGCTTTATAAGAACTTTGAAGAAAGATTAATATAAATATTTTATTTTTATTGAATAAATAATAAAAAATATATTATAATATAAAATAATGTCTATTAATCTCGGGAACAATATTTCATTTGAAAGCCAACAAAGAGCCCTTGCGGAAAGTCTTGCAAGGAATCAAATAGCTCAACAATATCATTCAGCGGTTCAGACGCAAGGATTAGCAAATAAAATTAATGTCGCGAAGGATATTGCTGGATTAGGTGAAAAAGGTCGGGAGTTTTCTGAAAGAGTTTCTTCTTATGCAGAAAAAGTGGCTCGGGGGATTCCCGCCCCCGAAGGTGATTTTGAAATGACTGATATGAATGAAGCAGAACCCGCTGGACAAGCGTCTCGCTCTATTGTTTCTCGTGCGTTAGGTGTTTCAGAAGAAACCGCGGGAAGGTTGGGTAAATGGGGAACAAGAGCGGGAATCATCGGAACTGCTGGAATTGATGTAGCGGAAGACATAGCAGATGGCGGTGTTGCTGGTGATAACTGGCTTCAAAAAACGGAAAATATTGGAAATATCGCGGGAGGGGTTATGGAAACAGCTGGTTTGGTTATTCCCGAATTAGCCCCCGAGTTAGAACTTGGCGGTGTTATAGTTTCGGGAATTGGAGATTTAGTTGGAGATATAGGTGATTTAATTGATAATCATGCAAAGACATCTGATTTAAAACAACAAGAGGCAAGTGCATCCGCTCCACCTTCATCGGGCGGAGCCCCCGTTCTTGGAAGCATGGGTTCGGTTTTAACTGGAAAGGCTCAATAATTTTTCTATTCAATAATTTTATTTTTTATTTTTTTTATATTATTATATTTAGTATAATATAAAAATGTCTTCTACTGATGGTGCTGTGCGTTATTTAGAAATTAGACCGAATAATGTTCCCGCTGATGGAAAAATCAGTCATAAGGGAGGTGTCCCCGTTATTAGTTTTACAATTGGAGCTCAGAATGCTATTTTGAAAACCGATAGTATTCGTCTTGCTGGTCGTCTTCATGTATGGAGAAACGCCCTCGGAACACAAGTTCCCGATGCTGGTAATGCAGCCGATTTGATGGCTTCTGAAAAATTAGGTGTTTATGGGACTATGTCTCAGCTTGTTTGGCGTTCTGCTAAGACAAAGCAAGTGTGCGAATCTGTGAGGCATTATGGAAACTTCATGGCTTCATATCTTCCCGTTGCATCCTCTAAGCAAGACAGTTTCGGTCATCGCTCCGAAAGTGCTTTAATCATCCCCTCTTATCAACAGTTTCAAGATACAGTCATATATAATACTGCTGTTGGGAATGAGTTCTGTTGTCCCCTTTTAAGTGGAATGACTATGGGAGGAGAAAATCTGAATCTAATGGAATCGGGTTTTGGGGGATTGGAGGGAGAAATCCATCTAAGTCCCGACTCTCAGTTTTTCTATTCTCAATTAGGTAATGTTCAGAATATCGGTGAATGTTTCTATCAGTTCCAAGATTTAAGAATCTTATGTGAAGTTTATGTTCCTCCCCCCGATGAACTAAGTCGTCTCATGAGTGAGAAAAAGGGTGTATTTAATTTCAATTCAATTTCATCTTACATGACTACAATTCAAAGTTCCAATTCGGTCGTCAATTTTCATCTTGGTTTATCAAGGGTTATTTCAGCTTTTCTGACTTTCACCCCCTCTGCATTTATTAACAATAAGGCTCAGAATGGTTATTTAACTTATATTCCAACTAAGAATGATGATTCTCTTGCGAATATTGATAGTGTTGCTTATCTTAAAGGTGGAGAAAGATTCCCTTATCATTTCGTAGTTGATACAAATGTAAGAGAACAACCCGATTGTCCCGTTATTGACCCGCAAGTTGTCCGTTATTTCGCGAACTCAATTGTTCCCGAAGAGTTTCAGAAACGCTGTTCCATTACTCCCGTCAATACAAACAGAGGCTTCACGAGTGCTGTTGCGTCTTATAGTCAAATCCCCGAAGGTGGTGCTAATTACGGCGTAGGTGTCTTATATGATATGTTGAACTCTGATGGCGTTAATTTCAAGACGGAAGCATTCACCCTTCAAATGAACTCGGGCTTAACGGATGGAAACCCGATTTCTGCATTCCTCTTTGTAAAACATAAGACAACTCTCGCATGGAACGAAGATGGTGTTGAGGTGGTCAATTAAATAATGGACAATAATTTATGAAATAACTCTAATATTATTCTTTTTTGTGTCTATTTTTTATTTTATACATATTTATATAATGGAGAAAGAATTATATAAACCTTTTGTAAGTAAAGCCAAAAACAAGAAATATTCTGTTTATGTTTTAAAGAATGGAAAAAAACGATTGATTCATTTTGGAGATAAAAGATATCAACAATTCAAAGACAAACTCGGACATTATGAATCATTAAATCATAATGATAAAAAAAGAAAAGAATTATATTATAAAAGACACGGAAAATCAAATGATAAAAATAGTGCAAAATATTGGGCAAATAGGATATTGTGGTAATTTATTTCCCGACTTTCTTCATGGCTATTTTATGAGCTTCGGTGAAGGTCTTTCCTCCTCTCATTAATTTCTTCATTTCGGTCATGTGTTTTTTTGTGTGATGTTTTGAATGTCTTTCAAGTGTGTCCATTTGTCTCTGAGTTAGTTTTCCCTTCGCGGGTTTTTTCGCGGGTGGTTTTTTCATATCATACTTCATTTTATATTTTAATAAATATTATTTTTCTATTCAATAAATAATTAACTTTTATTTTTTTTAAAATTATATTATATCTTAAATAATATAAACATGTCTGATATGAAGAAAATTGTTAGTGATGAACCCGATGATTTTTCTGATGTTCCCGAACTATCTCTTCCCTCTACTCTCCCCTCTAATTTTGAGATGAAAGTTGAGACGGATATATTAGAACCCGTCGTTTTCAGTCAAGATTTCTGTCGTTTCACCTTACAGAAGAAAGGTTTTCTGAGTCATCAATCTAAGATAACATTTTCGGTTCTTCCCGATAATGATAATCCACAAGCATTCTTCCCTCTTAATATTGGTGTAAATAGTTTGATTAAAAGATGTGTATTAAAAGCTGGGGCGAAGACTATTGCAGAAACGGATGATTTCAACCATCTCCAATCATATCGCTCCTCGTTTATTGCTCCCGAAAACAATTATGAAAGAGAGCAGTATCTAACGGGTCGCATGGTCAATTATGAAAGCGAATATGTCGCCCCCGACCAAGATAATCCCGATACATCTGCTCCGACCTTTGGAATTAGGACGGGGATGAACTTAAATAGAAGGGCGGGTATTCAAACAAGACCGCTCCAAGCCTTCGCGACTATTGACGGACAAGATGATTTAACAAAGAAAATGACTCCGACTTATGGTATTTTCCTTGCGGATTTATTTGATTGTTTTTATGGTTTTGACCTCCCGATGTATATGATAGATGATGAAGTTCATATTGAGCTTCATTTCCAAAAATCAACCGAAACGCGTGTTTGTCTATCTACTGACGCAGATAATCTTCCTCGCAGAGAATATCTGATTCAGAGAGACGATTGTCGTATGTTATATGATACTATCTTTTATGATGGCGAAACTATGGAAAAACACCGTCAGAAGAAAGAAAGAGAAGGCGGAGTTATCTTTTCTTATGTAGATTACAGAGTATCAAAACGCGTCTCCGACCAAGCTACATACACCTCGGGAATTGTTCAGAATCTCGGCGGTGCTGGTCGTATTGTTGATAAGGTTATCTTTGGTATTAATGAAGCTGAAAACTTAGTCAATCCCGAAAACTTTTTGATGAATATATATACTTCTGATGCTCCGAATCTATCGGCGGGAGATGTTAAAGAAACTGAATGTTCTGTTAATTTATTTTATAACGACAGATTTGAGTTTCCAAATGACCGAAAGAATCTTGCTGTTCTTTTCTCTACTACTGCAACGGCGGAGGGAACTCCTCTCCAACTTCCGAAAGCTATATATGGGAATGAAGCAGATACTACTATCACAGATACGGAGATTGAAGGTCGTGATGTAATTCAGACTTTCGCGAAGGGTCTCTTTTGGAACTCTGTGAAACTAATGAGAGGCGAACGCGTCAATAACCAAGGAATCAACTTTCATTTCCAATATCTCGGCGGTGCAAATGACCGCACTCTCTTTGTATGGTTAGCATTAAAGAAAACGGGCGTTATTAAGGGTGGTCGTGTTGATTGTTATTTCCAGTAATTATTTCTTTTCTAATTTGTATTAAGAATGTTTTCATGTTGTTTTTCTGCAAAAAAACAATCTTTAAAAAAAGTAAGTTTTAATTTAGATAAAAATATAATCTTATATTATAATATAAAGATGAAAATTAATGAAGATAATCCGATGAAAGCAATTCAAGAAAAACGCCCTCATTTAAAAGAGAATACAATCAAACAATATTTAATTCACCTCGGAAAATTACAAAAGATATTTGAAGCAGATGATTTTAATTTTCTAAATAAACCCGAAGACATTAAGGAAAAATTAAAAGACAATCATTATACAAGTCAAAGAAACACATATAACGCGATTATTGTTCTATTGAATGCACTTGATAAAGATGATAAGTTAAAGCCTTTGATTGAAAAATATTCAGTTATTCGGGATGAATTAAATGATAAATATAGTCAAGAACAATCAACGGGAATCATATCTGATAAACAGAAGAATAATTTTGTTGATATATCCGAAGTGAATAAAATGATTGAAACCATGGCGAATGAAATAAAAGCTTTGAATCTAAAAAAGAAGAAGGATAATTTATCATCAAAAGAGAAAGCATTACTTCAAGTATTTATTATATTCAATATATATACTCGTCTTCCTTTGAGAAATGATGTTGCTGGAATGGAAGCAATATCAAAACGGGCTTATAACAAATTGAAAGAAGATGAGAAGAAATCAAAAAATTATCTTGTTGTGGAGAAGTCTAACATGTTCTTTGTTCTGAATAAATACAAGACAGCAAAAAAATATGAAGAGTTAAAGATTGATATTCCCGCGGACTTAAAGAAATTGTTAAGATATTATTTGAAAGTGAATGGAATGGGTGTGTTATTTAAATCATCCACGGGGAAGGCTTTGACCCGTAATGCATTAAGTCAATTATTAATTAAGACAACTAAGAAATATATGGGGAAGTCTATTGGTTCAACTATGTTAAGAAAGATATATCTGAGTTCCAAATATGGAGACATGAAAGAAGAACTTGAAAAGGATAATGCGATTATGGGACATTCCAAAGAGGTCGCCCTTGATACTTATGTAAAAAAACCACAAGAAAATAATGGACAAGAAAAAGATTAATATTAGGGTTGATTCATAATATTTTGTCCATTATTTAATCAAAGCTAACAATAAACTTTCCCCTTTCAACTTTGAAATTATAGAAATAATTCCGCTTAATCTTCCTCTTTTCATTTAATTCATTTTGTATTTTTTTTGGAATAATTGGATTTACATGTTCAATCCGATTCACATCCTCGTTGTATAATTTACAAGCTCGGCGAACTGATGGAATAAATCCATAAGGCGATATATAGATAACATCATTATATAATTGTTGTCTTGACTGATAATCAGTTGCTTCAAAATTATATCCCGAAGTTGCATATTTAATTATCTTTTTACATTTCAACATAACCTTATTTTTATCATCCATAGATATCTTCTCATGATTATTCTTATTTTCTAAATATGATATTAAATCAGATATATTATCAATATTATAATTGTTATCTTTCTTGATATTTAAAGAAGGTTTAATCAACGCTTTTATTTGTTCAATTGCATCTCTTTTTGTCTGAACTGGAACATCCAAGGGACAATCTAAATCATGGAATAATTCAACAAGGCTTTTCTTAGAATGTGATTTATGTATTATCATTTATATATTAAGAAAGATATTAATTCTAACTTAATTCAACCTCATTCAAAAATAATTTTAATTATGAAATAATAAAAAAAATATATCATTTTATATAAATAATATGCCTTATAAAACGGGAAAATTGAAGGGGAAACTAACAACCGCGGAAATACGGAAATTGATAAGAGCTCATAATATTCTTGTATCTATTAAAGTTCCTCCGAAGACTGACCGAGATGGACTTATTGCTTTGATTGAAAAGAACGGATTCAAACTTGATGAAGAAAAGGGAAGAATAAAAGGAATAACAAGACCGAGGAAACCGACCATAACTATCCAAAGAGCAAAAGAATTAACAAAACCAAAGGAGAAGACTGAATTGCAGAAACAACAACTCAAACAGAAGAAAGAGGAGAAAATGAAGAAATTGAAAGATGATAAAGAAAAGGAGGAAAAGGCTTTTAAGAAGGAAGGGGTTAAGGAGTTCAAAGAAGGTTTAAAGAAAGCTAAGACTACAAAAACAAAACCCCCCCCTCCACCTCCACCAAAGGCAACGGGAAGAGGAAATCCAAAAAGCACAACAGCGACAATTTATTATAAGGATTTTAAGGAAAGGAAACATCTTGATTGGAAAAAGGTTGAAAGAATCCCGAAAAAAAATATAAGAACCTTTGTTGAAAAATATACTAAATCATCCATGACTGATGCACAAGAAAAAAGAATAACTGAATGGCTTAAAGAAGTTCATGATGAAAGAGTTCAAGTTGTTATGGAAGAACATAAGAACGAATGGATTATTTTTGGAATGACCGCCAAAACTCCTTATATAAAGTTTCAATCAATTCACATGAAGAAAAAAGTCGGAAGAGGAAACAAAAAAGAAGAGAAGGAAGATTAAATACATCCATATTTTAATTCAAGCTGATAAACTAAAATAAAAGAACATATTTCATTATCTCCAATATCTTCCATGTCTTCTTCAATATATTCCGATATATCAAAATAAAAAGGAAGTTCTTCAACAATCTTATTTAATTCATTCATGCAATTATTATATTTCTTTTTATAATATTGTTTTTGTTCTTCATGTTTATTTATCTTAAAGATTTCAGATTTTAATTCAGAAGGTAAATCATTAAAGTTTATATTATTCATTTATATAATATAAATATAAAAAAAATATCTTAAAATAATCTTATTTTATTAATATAATCCTTTATTTTACTTGTTTTATATGGTATTTATAGTCAATAATCTTAAATAATGATTGTTTTAGTATATAAAGACTTGATAATTTTAAAATTAGTGTCTATTTAAGTCATAAAAAGGGTATAAAAACAGATTATTTCGGTATTTTAAGGATATTATATTGATAAATAACAGATTATTAACATAAATCAAGATTACTTATATGATTTAAATCCTTAATCTTAATATGAATGCACATATTCTCTTCAATACATCCTCGGTCGCGTCTTCCACTTATTCTTTCTGTGAAATCTGATGAACCATGTTTCCAATAATACATTCCATCATTACATCTCCATATATAATATATTTCTAAATCGGGATTTTCTTTTAATAGCTCTTCACCCTTAATATATTTATTCTTTCCAAACATTAATGAATCATATTGATTATGTCTTATTCTTCGCGTCTTTAATTCAATAAAATATTTATCATTATATTTATCAAACTCAAAATATTTCCCGAATGTTTCTTTGGTATCTTTTATTTCTCCGAATATTTGACTTAATGTTTCGTTGCAATCCTTTTCACTTTGAAATCCAAATCTTAAATCTTGAACTTTCTTATTCATATTATAATTATACTTAGAAAAAAATATTAAAGAATAAACTTAGATTATAATAAAATGATTAAACAAGGAAAAAAAGGTTCTTATAATATATTCTATCGGGGATTATTTATTAGTTCATTCCCGATACATAATGATAAAATGATTGAAGGTTATAATAATGAAGGGATTGACTTAATAGAACAATCTTTAAGATTAAATTATAATCTTAAAAAACAGATTAATTTATATAAATCATTTGTGAATATGATTTATAATCATAAAAAAAATAAAAAAAAAATCCCGACATGCGACCATATATACTTTATTAAATGTTTCTTAGCTTTAATGAAATTAAGAGTTATTATTGAAAATGATAATAATGGAATCTTAATCATGAAGCGGAAAAAAAATAGACAGAAAAAAGAATGATATTAGAGTTGATTCATAAAATATTGTCCATTATTTAATGGAATGAAAACCTTGTGCATCCACCTTAACTATTATCTCCTCATCTTCTAATTCGGGCATCTCTTCATCAGTCTCTTCTTCTGATGATGTTATATCACCTTGAACAAACTCTTTTAATTCATCTTTTAAATCCGAGTATTCTTGAAATATTTCAATTAAAGCTTCAACTAAATCGGGACGACTTCTTTCATCTAATATATCGGCAATCTTTTTCAATACATCAATTTTATCTTTCTCATCCATTTTATAATCTCTTATATTATTTTTTAATATTTTATTTTATCGCTTTTTGTTTTAAATCTTGGATTGATTTTAAAGCTTGTTCCTTTGTTGCTCCTCTTTCAAATAATTCTTTCATGATATCAAGATGAGGTTCATTCATTCTATCTTCACAATATTCTCCCCACCATTTCTTTTCATCATCATCTTTAAACCATTCAAAAGAGTTTTTTGGAACAGATACAATATTTCCATTTAAATCTGTATCACCCACTTTCAATCCCGCTCTCTGTTTCACCTTTTCCTTTAATTCATCGGGCACTTTTTCCCAGCAGTCCATCGCTTCTAATACAGAAATATCAGTCATTTATAATATTATTAATATTTTTATTTTTATAAATTATTTTTTATTTTTAATTCCCGAAAGAATATCTGCAATAACATTCGGAGGAGCTTCACGATTTCTTAATACTTTATATATAACTCCACTATTATCATCAATAACGGCGAATGTTCCATCGGGGTCATGGATACTTGTTGTAATGGATGAAATTGTTGTTTGTTTTGTAATTGTAAAACTTAAATCAGAAGGATTTCCAAAATAGAAATCCCCCTCAGCTCCATATCTATCAACAACTCCAACAACGGGCATCTTAATTCCACTATCTCCACCGCCGACATATTTATCATTTGATAGAATATCTGAATGAATTGTATAGAATGGATTTAACATTTGTTTTGATAGATTCTCAGCTGTTAAGATTAATGATTCTGATTGTTGAACAACGGGCGGGAATAATGTTTGATTCAAATGAAGACTCACGGGAACGGGTGGCTTTGCGTCTGTGTCCCCTTGATAACTATTCAGAACAAGAGGAGTCGGCACTTGGTTTGTATATTGTGGAGTTCCGTATTGATTCACGACCCATGTTTTATTATCAGTAGTATCAATTTCCGCGTTTGTTGTCGGTCTATTAAGAGAGAACTTATTCTCAAAATTAACTCTCTTACTTAATACATTTTGAGGAGATACATCTGAATTAAATTGTTTATAACTAAATCCCATAATCCCCCATATTGACTTATTCCATTCTCTTTCATTACATCCAAAATTATCAAAATAAACTCCGCCTTGTGAATCAAAAACAGAATAAGGTTTTATTGCATTTGAATTGAGATAAAAATCTCTTCTGTTCTGAGTCAGATTTCCCGTTGTATGTGGATAAGTATAATTCGCATGAAACATAAATCCATAAGGGAGGAATGTTGGAGAATATCCCCAAGGATTAACCCAAGGATTCAACTTATAAGCAACTTGATTCTCATCGGGATTTCTCGGAACTGGTGTGTCTATTTGTCTTCCAACGGGGTCGCCTCCATCAAATACATTTCCAACATGTTCTTCGGTATGTAATCGCGATATTTCAAATCTGTTTGTTTCTTGATTAAAATCAACAAGAGGATTATTTGCACCGATATATATCTGAGATAAGGCGGGAACTGATGATGTAGCTGTATGATTTGCTTGGTTATTCATATTATTAAAATCTTTAAAACCCAAATTATAATTACTATCTGAACCGCTTAAAAATGAATCGTATGTATATCCAGCATAAGGAATAATAAAGGCTGAGCTGTAAGCAGTAGAGTTCCAATCATATCCAAACCGCCTCTGAATTACAATTTCATTATTTCCGTTTTCTGTAAAAAAATCTTCGGGGATTCCATCTCCTACTTGATTCACTATATCATATAAATAAGGTTGAAAGACAATATAATATTCTCCATTTCTTAGAACTGATTTCGCGAAACCCATGGAAAACTTCTCGGGCGGAATTGCATTCGGTTCATAATAGATATCTTTATCAGCTTGATTATAATATATAAAGAGAGGCATAGTTGCTTGTGGAACTGCTGTTGTTGGATTTAATCCGTTCTCTTGACCTTCTGACCCGAAGAAGATTTGAACTTGGTCAGCCTTATTCGGGGGAGTTGTGTTCGCCAATTTATCTCCCCATCTGTTCATGTGAATATAAGCAGAACCTCCAATATCGGGAATATTATTCACTCCAAAATCATCCCCGTATGATGTTTCATCTAAAAACTCCCACATTTCGGGATAATTCTTCTGAGCTTCAAAAAAGGCTCTCCAATAAGCAAGATTCTCTCTTGTATATAACATGTCTGTATGAATAGACTGGTCGGGGTCATTTTTAACAATTGTTCTTTCTAAAACCATTCCGTCTGCATAAAACGCTTGATTTTGTGGAATGGCTCTTCCAGTTTCAAATAATTCGGGGCGTTTTACGCCTAAATAAAAATATGAATTGAAATATCTACAAACATCAACATCTTCCTTTGTTTCATCTAAATATTTCACATAATTATCTTCTGAATAATCTTGTGCAGTCGGACAAATAAAAGGTTTGTATGTATTGGCGTTTATTGTTGTTGTTAATGTTTGTATATTTCCCGCTGTGTCGTTATATCTGAAAGGTTGAGGTTGGTCAGCTTTATTTAATTGTCTTGTAAATTGGTCGGCTACTTCTGAGGGCGTGTTAAATCCCTTTTTAATTTTGATTGATTTCCTTTCTCTATATTTAAAGTAATTCATCCATAAGGGGTGAAGTCGCCAGTTAGAACCGACGGGAAGATTATCAGTTGAACCAGCTATATCGGGATTGAATCCAGCTAAATCCCGAACAAATAAAGTATAACGGGAATTATCTACAACTTGCTTTAAGGCTATATGAGTTCCATTATCTTCTGTATGTCTTTTTTCCCAATCTGCTCTTGAAAAAATGGCGGGTTGAACACTATTCGCGGGAAGACCCCTCGCATAACTATCAAAACCTCTCATGAAAGTTTCTGTGTCTGCTTCTGACTCGGCTAATCCATTAAATCTCCTCGGGAGCTGTATATATGTCGGATAATGATTCGCATTAAGATAATATCCCATCGTGAAAGCTTGTTCATTATCTTTCAAATGGATTTCTTCTGTTATTTCTTGTGTTTCGTAATTCTGAAAATATCCCATCCTATAAATCCCATCTCCGTTCGGGTCAGTAATCGGATTTGTTCCCACAACTTCCGTATATGTAATTTTCGCATATTTATTCGGGTCAGTTGTGCTTAAAGGAGGTTCTTGCGGGATTTCAACTCCTTTAAATT